CTCTTCCGATCTAAAGGTACGCTACTGACCCCTATTTAACGTTTCCCAACGCACATTTAACAGTTGTAAACAAAGTTTGGCACGCTTTTTGCTATGGGTCGCCCTTACCGTTTTTTAACACATTGCGCCCGACTTTGGCACGGTTTTTGCTATGGCTCGCATTTAACATCTTTTGCACAAGTTTGGCACGGTTTTTGTTATGCGTGTGCGCCCGTGAAATTGTTTCACGTGGAACACTGCCACACCGATGCACAAAATAAATTGTTTCACGTGGAACACTGTTAAACAAAGTTAAAAGAATAATTTAACACAAAATAACACGCCAACCGCTTTCAGGTGAAAATAATTGTTTAACTTTGCAGCGTGTTAAACAATTAAATACTTATCAAATGAAAACAACAGATTTAATTTTTGAAAATCAGAAAGTGTTAAACGCAATGCAAAACTTGGTATTGCAAAGTAAGAAACACATTGAGTTTTTGGCGGCAAATGCGCCCGAAATTCGCACAAACCTTGAAAGCGTTGCCGAAAGTATGCAAACGCTCGCCGATATGCTGGAAAATCAAATCGTGTTTAACCGTGATACACGCATCAAGTTTGCGAAAGAGTGCGCCTGCAAAAATCAAGCATACGACTTTATAGCAACTGAAAAACTTATCGGGCGTTTCAAAACCTTTTGCGAATGTTACCCGACAAACTTGTACATCGGTTTAACGGGTGTTGAAACATTGCAGGACAAATAACAATCAGCAAGCGAAAAGAAAGGCGGTAACAATCAAGTTGCCGCCTTTCTTTTTGTCCTGCCTTTCAGTTACTCAATATAAACGCCGTCAGACAAAGCCGTGTATATCATTTCCTGCTCTTCTGTCAGCATTTCGGCGGTGTGTATGGGTGTAACATCATCGAACACATTAAACCCTCGGAAATCGCCTAAAATGCCCGTCTTTCTGTCATTGTTACGCCCGTTGCTTGCGCTTTCGTACCATTTGCAGTATATGTAAGGTTCTAACCCGTAATATAACATTTCGTTCCAATCATCGCCGCCAACGGTTTTAACTTGGGTGCTTGGTGAAAGGTATATTATTTCGCTGCTTGGTTCGGTTTCCTCAACTTGAAATACAACGCCGTTGCAGGACAAAAGCGCAACCCCGTTGCCCGTTACCACGTTTATAACGTACTGCAAACCTATCGTTTTGCCCGCATAAGCGTTGTTAAGGTTTACAAACCCTGCAAACGGCAAAAAGATTTGTATTTCGCTTTCGTAGTCGGTGTTATCCTCATTGTGCGCTGGTACAACCGCCGTGCCGAAATCAAGCGTTATTTTGTCTTGCGCTGGCTGGTGGCAAGATACGCCCGTGTTGTAGTTGCCACATCGTATTACATCGGTGCTGCTTGCGCCTATGTTGGTGTAAACACGGCGTATTTTGTTCACGTATGCGCCCAAATCTATGTTTTCGTATATGGGTGCGCCCGTGCTTGGGTCTGTTCCCGTTTCCTTGAAAAACCGTTTGCCGCTAAATTCTGCCAACTCATCAAGCGTTACCAAATACACGTTTATAGCCCCGTACTGCTCGCCTACAACTGCCACGGGGTACGCTTGCGCATTTACAGAAAGGTTATACCATCCATCTTGTAAAACAATGCTTCCCGTTGCCATTTTCTTGTCTCCCGAAACGGTTAAATCTTGTTTGGTCGGGTAGCCCTTTTCGTTGTAATAGACAAAATTAGGCGTACTTTGTTCCGTGTCAAACGCCGTGTTTTCGTTCGCTTTGATAGTTACGTTAAGCGTTTCACCGTATTGCAAAAATTCGGGTAACGGTGGGTCGGCGTGGCAATTTGAAAGGTTTGTTTCAATGCTTACCCCTTCTGTAAATTTGTCCGTTTCGCCCGTAAGCGTTACGCCGCTGCCTGTACTGAAATCGTCATTACTCCAACTCGCCGTTTTGCCGTCCTCGCTTATTGTCATATCCTCGCTTGCAGGGTATCCGTTACCGTTCGTAAACGCCACTTTTGCGCTGGTTATCTTAAAACCCTCATTTGCCGTTACGTTTACGCTGCCACTCCGCTTTCCACTTTTAACGCCCGTTGCGGTTGTGTTGGGTATGTTGTTTATAACTTCCAAATCGTTTTCGCTTTGGGCGTTTCCCGTGATAGTTATTTTCGTTTTTGCAGTGGTGTCGGACAACTTACCAAACGCCCAAACCTTTGCGCCGTTTTGCTGCAAAACAACGCTTTTCGGGTAGCCGTTGTTGTTGTTATAAACCGCCTTAACATTGCCTACAAACACATAACCGTCATTCGTTCTTACGTTTATATCCCAATAACCGCCGCTTGCGTTCCACTGGCTGTTATCATCGTGTGCGTTAGGTATATTTACAATTACTGCCATATCCTTTTAATTTTCGGTTGTTCCTTTCAAAGTTACCATAATAATGCCGCCCGTTTCATTCAGTAAACCCGTATTTGCAAACGGCACTTTCTCGAAATTCGGGGTGCGCTTGTAAACCGTATCACGGTTTGAAATATACGGGTCGGGGTTGTCGCTTTCAGATATACGCCCCGTTGCCGCCAAAATTTCGGTTTCGTAGGTTTTGAGTACATCGACACGCAAACTTAATTCGTAGGCGTTGTTTCCCTCAAAACTTACCCTATCCACGAAATAATAACGCCCCAAATCGGGTATGTAACAATAATTGAAAGTCGGTCGGGGCTGCTTTCGTAGTGTTACGGTCGGGCGCAACACATCGAAAGTTTGCCGCAAATCGCCCTCAATCGCCGTAAACTCACCTAACTGCTTGTTTACCGTGTTCGGGTGTCCGTTGTATGAATAAAAGTTTATCGTTGTCATATCGGAAAGAAAAAAGGCGGTGCGGTGCGCTTTCACCTGCACCCACACCGCCAAAGTTAAACAATCTAATACCTATTGAGTTACTCAATAAAGAATACTACAAAGTTTTCGTTTGTATCGTTGAAATACCCAGCATCAAACTTGTAATAGTTGTTGAAAAACTCTGCCTTTGCGTTGTAGTTCGTTGTTACTCGTCTGTCAAGATTGCAAACGCCCAACGCATCACGGTCGAACATTACGCCCAACACGCCCGAAATTTCAACATCTTTGCCGCCGCTTTCCTTAACCTTGATATGCCCCGTGCTGGCGAAATCGTAGTTCTTTCCGCTACCCTGCCAAAAAGGTACGGTTTCGGCTTGCGGCAAAAGCACATCGCCACGGTTGAACGTGTCGGAATAAAGATAGGTTTGCGCTGCCTTTGCAAAGTCGGACAAAAGTACAACGTGTAACATATCTTTCGGCGTAAACCGTTCCTTGCCGCCAACATTGAACACGGTCGAAATGCTTTGCAGGCGGTCGGCATACGTACCCATTACGTAAGACGCAAAGCGGATAAAGTCGGGGTCGGTGATTGCCTTTGCCGCTGTCAGTGCGTCAGGGTTCGGGGTCGGCTCGCCCTCGCCCGTTGCAGGTGTTGCAGGGAAATACTTGTCATTGTACAACTTCAAAAGGTTTACACAACGTGCCGTGCTTGCGCTGGAAAGGTTGGCATTGGTTAAATTGCCTGCCGTACCGCCAAATGCAACCGCATCAGCTAACACGGTTTCCGCAATCATGTTGTTAATAGTGCGCATAATCAAAGCGTCTGCCTTGATAGTCATTGATTTTTCAACGGCTGCATAAATCATCGAAATAAATCCGTTGAGTTGTGCGGCGTTGCTGAAACTTTCCTTAACCTGCCTTTCGGTGATTGATACCGGCACTTCAAACGTAACCTTTGAGTTGAAAAACTTTGCGGTAACGGTCGGTTTGTGGAAAACATCTTGGTCATAACTCTGTCCGTCCTTCAAGTTCCACGTGTCGTTTTCCTCGGCTTCGGGAACATCGGCACTTATTTTCTCCAACACGCTGCCAAACTCCCACGCATCCATTAAAACGCTCGGCACTTTGCCCGCATAAGGTCGGTTTACGAAAATCACCTTGCCGATATGGTTTACAAGTGATTTAACGTAATTATCCTCCGCATTTTGGTTAAACACTTCCGTGCCTAAATCCACGATGCCCGTCAAATCCTCGGTTACAATGTCAGTACGCCCCAGCACTTCACCCGAAACGCTATTAATAAGCGTGTAAATCTGTTTTACTTCCATATTGCTAAAAATTAAAATTAGTTATTCGTAAATACTCGTTGTTATCTCGCTTACAAGTGCAAAGATAATGTTTTTTCTCCAATTATCACGCCTTAACTGCAATTCTTTTGCAATTTCGGTCGAAATTGATTTGCTTGCTCCCGTTCCTTTGCTCGTTTCGGTCGTTTTGCGGCTCTCTGTGCGGTTTCTCTCATCGTTTGCGGTCTTTCGGTCGCTGTCTGAAAAATCGGTATCGTTAAACGCCTTGTTTGCGCCCGTTTCGGTGTTGTCGGTGCTTTCCTGCAAAGTTACGGTTTCCGTCCGTTCAATTTGCCCCGTTACGGGTGTCAGTACATCGTAATCGGCTAACATCGCCGCCGCTTCACGTTCCCAGCCTTGCACGTTTACCGCAATCACCGCCGAAACAACATCGCTTGCGTTGTCGCTGGTTATGCTGCTTACAACGGTCTTGCCGCCGTACATCAGTAAGGCGTAAGCGTCTAACTTGGTCGGGTCGGTATCGCCGAAAATTGCGGCGTACTCTGTCGGGTATTCGGTCTTGAAAACCGTTGCGAATATCCCGTTACCCTTTGTAAATAGTTCGCTGTATTTCATTGCTTATCGTCTTTGTTTTCTTCTGTTTCTTCTGTTTGTTCCGTTTCGGTTTGTTCCGTTTCCGTTTCTGTCGTTTCCGTGTCGTTTCCGTCCGTTTCGGTTTGTTCCGTTTCCGTTTCTGTCGTTTCCGTGTCGTTTCCGTCCGTTTCGGTTTGTTCCGTTTCCGTTTCTGTCGTTTCCGTGTCGTTTCCGTCCGTTTCGGTTGTTTCTTGGGTTTCCTCTGTCGGGTCGGGTTCGTCTGTCGGGTCGGGGTTTTCCTTTGCCGTTTCCAAATCAGCCGCCAAAGCGTTGTAATTATCCCTTTCCAAACCCCAACTTGAAGCAAGTTTAACCGAAATTTCGGTGTCAAACATCGCATTAATTTTCTCAACTGCATTTTGTCTTTCTTTTAGCATATTATCCACATACGGCAAAAGTACGTCCACATTCATTGATACCTCGCCCAAATTGAGCCTTTCACGCTTCATATTATAATTTGCGTTCAAACCCAATTCGTTGTACATACTCGCTTTGTAGTATTGTATCAGTTCAATAAGTTGTGTAATATACACGCTGTTTGTGGTCGGGGCTGTCTGCATATTTACGCCCTTGAAAAAGGCGTTTTCCCCGATAATTGAAAACTCGCCGTCTTGTATCTTGCGCAAAAACTCATCGGCACTCTGTTTCGTCTTGTCATCGCTGGCACTTATCAGCATTGTAATACGTGTCAAAATGCTTGCCGTGTTCAACGAAATAAGCCCGTCAGTATGTAAGACGGCATAACGCCCGATAAGCGGCAAAAGGCTTTCGCCGTTGCTGTCATTCTCAATCAAAACCCCGTCTTTCTGTATATCGTAGGTTTTGTTTAGCTTTAATGCAGGGTTCGCCACGGTGTAAAGCGTTGCCCGTCCGTAAACATCGGGTTCGCCGCCTTTGCCGCCCGAAAGCGCATACAAAACACCGTCCACGCTGGTAACAAAGGCGTTGCCCGTGGTCTGCAAAAGCCGCTCCAATTCCTTTTGCGGTATGCTGTCGGGCAAACCATCATACTCAAACATACTTTGAGTTTTCGCCAACGTGTTTGCCATAAATTCGGTTACGGCGGTGTCTTTGTCCCTTACTTGTTGCTGGTACAACTTGTAAATGTTGTCTTTCCTTTTCATTTGTCAAAACTTTAATAAGCGTTGTTAATTCGGCTAACACTTTCGTATTTTCCGCAATCGTGTCTTTTAGGTGTTCCGTTTCTTCTTGGTGCGCCTGCCTTTGTTTCACCATATACCAAAACAATGCGCCACACATCACAATCGGAAAACCCAAACTTGAAATGATTTGAATAATAGTATTTGCGTCCATATCGTTATTATTTAGTTACTACTTGCAAAGATAGGCATTTATTTCGTAAAACGGTCGGTTTGGCACGAAATTTGCACCAAACCGCCCGTTATTTTCATTTCAGCGAAACAATGTTTGTCTTTGCACTCGTAATTAAATAATTGCGTACTATTTCGCCTATTTCGTTGTCTTGGTAGAAAACTTTGTCTATTGCGAAAAACCGTGCGACTTGTTGTTCAACATAACTTGCGGTGCTTAACAACTTGCGTTTGTAGTTCGGTTTGCCGTTCATTTCCAGCGAATAAATCAAAGCGTTTTCCTCGTCTTTTATCGGGGTTGTTTTTGCGTGTATGTACGTGAAACATTCGTTGCCTACTTGAATAATGTTGCCTTGCAAAACAACATCGTTAAACTTGATATAGTACACAAACAACACGTCTTGCGGCTTGTACTTGCACGGCAAATGCGGATATACGGCAAGTTCCCACTTACCGCCCGTAATCATTTGCAAGTTTTGATTATCGAAACAAAAATACTTGTTGCTGGCTTTGTGTTGTACTATCGTGCTGCAATACTCAACCGCCACTATTGCGCCGTGTTCGCCAAAGCGGTAAATATCTATCGTTCCCTGCTCCATAAACGGCACTTGCTTCAAACCCATTTCCGTAAAGTACGGGCAAAACTTGTTTACCGTGTTCCCCAGCATAAAAACCTTAACATCGTTGCGCTGGCGTATTATCGTACTCAAAAGGTTCATAAACAACATAAACTCATCGGGCAAATAATACCGCCGTGTTAGAAACTCGTCAAATACTATCGTTGTAACATTAGGGTAACTGCTGCTTTTTTCGTGTTCCTGCTCGGACAAACAAAACCCGTAACAAAACGGGGTCGGGTCGGGTGTCCGCTTGTTTTTCTCTGCATCGTAGTAAGATAAAAACCACTTGTTAGACATATAGAACACTTCGTTAAATTTGCCCTCTGTCAGTTCCTCAATAAGCCCGTTTGCCACGTGATTTGCAAACAGACTTTCGGCACGTTTGCCCCGTAAATCCTCACGCCAACGGCGTATATATGCCATTTGCTTGCCCGTCTTGATATAGTTTTCCAAACCATATTTTAAGGCTGCATAAGTCTTGCCGTTTGACCGTTCGCCAAATATGACATTATAGTCAGCGTTCTTGCTTAAAATCGCTTTCAAGTCGTAAAATTTCGGCTTGTCTGTCTTTGTCTTTCTTGTTGTCATAATCGTTTATTTTAGTCCTTAAATTTAATACCTCGCAAATAATTTATATACATAACCGAAAGGGAAAGGCTGTACCCCGTTGGCTCTAAATGTACGCCCGTGCGTTCGTTGTAGTGCGCCGTGCTGCCTTTGTAGTCGGTTATCTCGCCTTGTATCTCGTAGTCTATGTAAGTATGTATGTTTTTGCCCGTTGCTTGCGGCGGTATATCCAAATAGTTGGTAAACGCATCAAAGATACCGTTTGCCCCGTACTTTTCAATAAGATACGGTATCGCCGCCTTTTTGTTTACGCCCGAAACGGTTAAACTGAAATCGTAAGCCCGTCCGCCTGCTTTTAATGCGTTCGGTTCTTGCACCATATACCGTTTAGCTCCCAGCGTCTTAAACCGTGTATATGTACCCTCGAAATCCCAAACGCCCAAAGTCTTTGTTATGCCTTTTATCGTTTGCGGCTCGCAAAGCGAAAACGGCAAACCGTGGTACTTGCAGGCTGCACGCAATTTCATTTGCACCTGCATATTATAAGCCTTGAAATATGCTTCGTGCGCCTTGCCGTTCATTATTTTAATGCTGTCCGTGTCGCTGTATATGTAATCGTCTTTTGCTTCGTGTATGCCCGTGAAAAGGTTGCGCCGTGCGTATGCGGTTACGAAAATGCCCCACGGGTAAAACAAGAAACGGTTTTTGCTGGTGTTGTACTTGTATAAAAGTTCTTGTTTTTGTTCGGCTGTCATTGAGTTAATATCCCACTCGCCGTTATAGGTAAACTCATCACGCAAAGGGTTGGTAACACTCATACCGTAACAACTGTTTAACATTTCCTTGCTGTTTAGATATTCCACTTCTTTGCCCTCAACGCCTTTTAATTTCGTCTTGCTTTCGTACAAATGCAGGATAGATTTTACAAACGGGGTCGGCAAATACGCTTTCTTGTAACAATACATTTCACCCACTCGCATACTTTCCCACGTGTAAAAGTTCTTGATTATATTAAAATCCACGTCCGTAATTGTCAGTGCTATTTTTGAAGCCGCTACAATGCGCCCGTTATTTTCGCACGGGTTTTCTTTCACAAAACATTTGCTTGCGGAAATCGGGTTGTCTTGCGTTTCGCTGGCAAATATGTTGGTAAACTCAATATCGAACACGCAACAATACTTTGATATTAAAAACTCAAATTGCGCCATACTCTTAACCGTGATTGCAACGCCTTGCGACATCGGGTATTTTTCCGCTATCATCACATACGGGTAACTGCTTGTAAAGTCGTAACTATCCACGTCATACATTATTTCGTCTGTATATTCGGCGTTTGCGTGTGTAAAACCGCCTGCAAACGCACGTTGCAGCATATTAAATTCATTCATACCCGTAATTTGTAGTTCCTGCATCAAGTTTACGTAATCCCAATTTGGCACGGTCTTTCCTGCATCGCTTTTTTCACGTAGGCAGTGCGCACGGCAATACTTGCGCACAAACCCCGTCTTTGTTATCGGTATGTGCGTTATCCCCTTGCTTTCCTCGATACGTTCTTGTATGTAGCACATCACAACTTTAATATCGTTTATGCAGTAGTGTATTTCCGCATCAGTCAGCGGCGTTTCGCTATGCCTTATTTGCTGGTAGTCCAAATCGCCAACGGCTTTTGCGCACTTGTATTTCATAAGTTGTTCGCCCAACTTTGCAAGCGAATAACCCGAAAGCAAGTAACTGCATCTAAACTCAATGTTACCCGTTGTTATCGCATAAATCGGTTTGCGTAAATCAATACTGAAAACCCGTTGCCACTCAAACCACTTGCGCAAAAACTGAAACTCGTATGAAAGGTTATGCACATACACAATAAGGCGTAATTTGTCATTCAGTTGCAAAACCTCGCTTACGGTCTGCATCATCGTAACAAACTCGCCCCACGTGCGCCCCATTATTGTATATCCGTTTATGCCAAACTGCCAAACGTACATTATTGCGGCTTTCTCTAATTTCGCCTTGCGCCCGTTCCCGTCCTGCATACGTTGCACTTGCTCGTATGTGTACGCCCGTCCGTCCGTATCACGGTAAAAACTTGTTGTTTCAATATCAAAGGCGCACGGGATATTGTAAAACCTTTCGCCCTTGCTGTTTCCGATAATGTTCTTTTCGTTTACGGCGGCTTTCAGTATTTCGGTTATTTCGGTCGGGCTGTTTATTCTTTCTTGTAACTCAAAAGGTATTTTTTTCATAACCCAAACTTATTAAAGTTGCGCAATATCCGTTCTATATCGTTTTGCATATCCTCCATTTGGTCGGCTGCCTCATTTGCTTGCCGCTCTATTTCGGCATCAATCGCCCGTGATATGCTTTGCGCTTCACTTTCTATTTGGGTGCTTATATCGCTTGCGCTTTGCTCCATTTCGCCCGTGAAATCCTTGTACCGCATCAAATAGCGTTCCACGAAATCACTATCCGAAACGCTGTTTAACTTGCCTTGCAAGTTCCTTGCCATAAGGCTGTACTCATCGGGCGTTAAATCGTACATACGTTGCAGGTGTTGCCCGTACTGCCTTGCACCTTGCGCCGTACTGGTTGGCTGGCGTAAAAACGAAATCGCCTTGCCGTACTCAATTTTTAGGGTGTTCCAATCGCCTTTCATTGAAAACTTGGTAAACCCCTTAACATCGCCTTTGTTCAACGCTTGCACGGCTGGCGAAAGTTGTCCGCTTTGCTCTATATTCTGAATACGGCGGTTTGCCATTTGGAAAACCCTTGCAATCTCTTTTCTATATTCGGGGCTGCTTTCCACGGCTTGCAATATCTCTTTTTTGATTTTTGCCCGTTGGGTTGCTCCAAATACAGACTTTGTAAATTTAATCTTGTAACCTAACTTTGCCATAACGCTGTTATATTAAATAGGGGTTACAAACATTGCAACCCCTACAAAGTTAAACATAACTTTCCAAACTCTTACAAGTCCACAAACGAAATAGAGTAACACTTCTTGCCGTGGCTCTCGTACTCGTAAATCGTGTACCCTACTTTGCCGTCTTTGATAGTTTGTACTGCCTCATCATCGGCAAGAATTTCACGTACCGTTTCGGCGGTGTGGCTTGGTAGGTTCACCAGCCGTTTGTTTTCCTCATCAATAATTACGGGGCTGTCACCTAATTGTGATTTGTGGACATAAAGCCCATTGATTTTGTGTACCACATCTTTGCCGCCCTCATTTTCAGAGTTGAAAATATCGGCTAACTTGGTGTACTGAAAATCGGTTGTGTCAATGCCAAACGTGGTCTTGTTAAATTTACTTGCAAAACTTTTCATTGTAGTAATTCTTTTAATTGTTAAACTTGGTGTTAATTGTTATTCGGCTGTCTGTCCTTGCGGTTCGGGGTTTTCTTGCGGCTTCAAGTCCATAAGCCACGCACGAAAGCGGTTTATTTTCATAACCGCCCTTTGATTGCGGCAAACTTCATTACACGCCATAAGGCTACCCAAAGCCGACAAAGCGGCAAACGAAAATTCGTCAAATGCGTTTCTTTTTTCTTCGTTCATTGTAGTAAACTTTTAATTGTTAAACATAGACTTCTTAAACTTCAACGTACCGTTGTGTTTGACTACCGTTGTATCGGTTGTGATTATCGTTGCTTTGCCCCGTACCGTTGTACCCTTTGTAACGGTGCAACCCTGCAAGATTGCAGATAAAAACAACATCGCACAAGAAACGGCGAAAATCATAACACACATTGCAACTTCTTTAATAGCTTCTTTCGGTTGCTCTCTGAAATGTTGTATAAACTCTTTCATAATTTCAAAATGTTTAATTGAACACTGCAAAGATACAACATTTTTCTAACATACAAGCATAAGCGCACAAATTATTTTCGTTTTAACTTTTCTTAACTCTTTGTGTTGTGTTCCACGTGAAACATTTTATTTTGTGCATCGGTGTGGCAGTGTTCCACGTGAAACAATTTCACGGGCGCACACGCATAACAAAAACCGTGCCAAACTTGTGCAAAAGATGTTAAATGCGAGCCATAGCAAAAACCGTGCCAAAGTCGGGCGCAATGTGTTAAAAAACGGTAAGGGCGACCCATAGCAAAAAGCGTGCCAAACTTTGTTTACAACTGTTAAATGTGCGTTGGGAAACGTTAAATAGGGGTCAGTAGCGTACCTTTAGATCGGAAGAG